TCAGTCCTTCTGCAATTTCTGTGTAACTGTGTCGGCGGAGTACGCGCTCTGCAGGCGGTCCATCGCGCCGGTGAGTTCGCCGGCGTGGGTGTAGCGCTCGACCATTCGGCGGGACTTCCAGCCGCCGAGCTTCTGCAGGGTGGGCGCGTCGACGCCGGCGTGGGCGGCGAGCGTGGCCATGCTGTGGCGGAGCTTGTGCGGGGTCACGACGGTGGAGAGGCCGGCGGCCTTGACCACGCGGCGGAACGCTTTGTAGACGTTCGTGGCATGGCCTGACTTGGCCCTGGTCGAAGGGAACAGCCATTCGGCGGCGTCGTCCAGGGACTGCTCGATGTAGTCGCGGAGGAACTCGGCCAGCTCGGCGGTCATCGGCTGCTGGCGCTCGCCGGCCTTGTCGCGATCGACCCAGATCACCCGGCGCTCGATGTCTATCTCGGCCACGCGGATGCGCAGGATCGCCGACAGGCGCATGCCGGTATGCAGGCCGACCATGGTGAAGGCGTAGACGTGCCGATTTTCGTCCTGGTGCGCGGCCTGGAGCAGCGCGCGGGCCTGGGCGGGGTTGAGGTACGTCGGCGGCTGCTCGGGCTCCCTGCGACGCTTGAGGCGGCAGGGCGGCGCGGCGATCAGGTTCATCTGCTGCGGGTCGCTGGCCAGGCGAAACAGGTGGCTGACCACGGCCAGTTCGCGGTTGATCGTGCCCGGGCTGGCGCCCTCGCGCTCGCGCGCGGTGCAGTAGCGGTCGAAGTCGGCCGCGGTGAGCGATGCCAGCGCCATGCCGCCGAGCGCCGGTGTGAGGTGCAGGCGCAGGCGTTCGGCCTTCTTCTTCCGATCCTTGCCGCCGGTCTCTTCCAGGTGCTTGAGGTACAGATCGGCGGCGGCCTTGAACGTCACGGTGCCGGCCCGCTTGCGGACGATGCCGTGGCGGCGCTCGGACTTCTTGGCCTTTAGCTCGGCGACCAGCTCGCGCGCCTGGGTGAGCGTGAAGCCCTGCGATTCCAGGCCGACCACGACATGATGGCGTACGCGGTTAACCATCACGTTCACCGACCATCGGCCGTCGCCGTCGAGCTTGGTGTAGGTGATTCCGCATGCCGTTGCCGACTCGCCGGGCGCGAGCCGCTTCAAGGCCGAACGAGACAACGTATTCATGGGTCTAGGAGCTTTGCCCTGCGCGCCGGCGGCTCTCTTGCGCCGCTTCTACTAGCTGGACCTCCAACTCCTCAAAACTTTTCGCCCGCTGCCCATATCCGAGTGCCTCGATCAACGAAGTGCCGGCAAGGTCCTTCCCTTGCTCCATCGCTTCGCTAGCCAGGTGCTTGAGCTTGGGCCAGTTCAGTTCCAACAGCTCTGCCCAAGCATCGCAGAGGGCCTTCAGACTCTGCTGGTTCTCGACGAGGCTTGCCCTTTTTTTCTGCCGTTGTTCCCAATGGCGAAGCTGCAGGATCGCCATGTCCTGGTCATCAAGGCTGGCGTCCTCGGGCAGCCTAGGCGCGGGGCGGGCATCTTCAGCCGGGGGCGGAAACTTCGAGACGGTCTTCTCTTGGCCTCGAACCAAGTCCGAGTAGAGGTCGATCGATGCGGCCTCATTTGACTTCACTATCAGTTCCGCAGCTGCAGCTTCATCGAAGCTCAGAAGCCCGGGAGAGATCTGCCTCAACAGCAAAGCTCTGGCGGCTTCGTCGTTGAGTTGCCACAGCTTGTCTAGCGCATCGCCAAGGGTGTGCCGCGCCTGGCCTGGGATTTCGTACGAGTTCAGGCCGCGCTGCAGGGCCCACTCCACCGCCTGGCTGAGGGACCGGTGCTGAGACCGGGCGAGAAGCTCCAAGCCGTACTTGATCTTGGGAGACATCCGCACAGTCAGCTGCTGCAGCTGCTCTTCTGGCGGCTTTGGCTTCGGGCCGCGCTTCTTCGGTGCGGGTTTCTTCTCGCTCATCCCGCGATTCTACCGCCTCTTGCATTTCAGTGCGCGGCGTGTACTCTTACCTCCGAATCTTGCGACTCGTTCGATTCGCATATTTGATCACGCGAGGTGGAGATGCTCATGTCGGAAAAGGTCAAGACCATGCCGGGCGGCCGGATGGTGGTAGCTGAAGCCGCGAAATACCTGGGGCTCGCAGCCTCGACGCTCGACAAGCTCCGCTGCCAAGGCAAGGGACCCCGCTTCATGCGGATCAACGGCAAGCGGATTTTCTACCGCCAGACCGACCTCGATGAGTACCTAGAAGAGTCGATGGTCGAGACGGTCGACAGCCGGCGGGGTGCGGCATGAACGCGGCGGTCATCGCTCCGCCGGCCGGGACCTCGCGCCTCATCCGCGAAGGCGTGCGCTTCGAGGTCGAAACCGTTCGTGGCGTCAGCGTCCACGTGAGGTTGTCCAGTGAAGCCATGCCGGTGGGCATCACCAGCGGCCCGCGCGTCGCGCTGAGCCTGTCCCTGGAAGCCGCCCGCGACTTGGGCGCAATGCTGCAGGCGCACGCCGGAGAGGCGAAGCCGAGCGGCGACGCCCCACCTCGCGAGAACCTGTCCCTACCCATCGAAGCGCCGCGCGCGTCTTGGGCGGGGTTGCTCGATCACGCGGCCGGCGCCCTGCAGGGCCGCTGCACCTTCGACAGCGAAACCCTCGCCCTGGAGCTGCGAGCGATCGCCGAGGCCGTGCGCCTGGAGGTGCAGCAATGAGCCGCCCGATTGGTGGCGCCGCCGAGGCGCGGCCGGCCGTGCCCTCCGAAGCGGAGTTCGATTTCAAGGATTCGCTGGAGGCGCTTGAGATCGCAGTCGAATCACTTCACGGACTGGAGGCGCTGTTCAGTGCGATCCATGAGCTGGCTCTGGCAGAGCACAAGAGCACGGCTGAGGCGCGACGGCGCTTCCTAGCAGAGCTAGGCCGGGTCGGCGCCTATCTCGCAGGCGATTGGGGGAGCTTGGCCGATGTCACTCGGGAGCGCCTGGAGTTGCGGCTGTCCGGCGGGGAGGCGCAGCGATGAGCGGCCTGAAGGCATACAAGCCGGGCGGAAAGGTCACCAACGCCCGCGCCTTCCTCAGGATGCGCGAGGACTCCGAGCCGCTGTTCACTGTGGCCGCAGGCGCCAGTGCTGACGAGCTGATCGAGTTCGCCGCCACCGCACTCGACGCAGTGAAGAACCGAATCCACGAAGGCTGCGGACAGGGCGAGATCGATTCGGGCGAGCTGTGGGTGCTCGGCCACCTGTTGGAGTTCGTGGCGGGCGCCTACTCCGCGGTGGTGGGCGAGCCATGAGCCGTACGCCGCGAGTCATTCCAGAGTTCGACTTGGATCTCGACCTCGAATGCGGTGAGTCACTATCGATCGGTCTGCTCAACGGGGAGAGAGGATTTCGAATTGTTCTCTCTTCGAGCACGGGCGCGACCTACTCCAGCACGGTGCTGACCTCCGAGAACGCGATCCGGCTTTCTGAGCACCTCGCTCTGCTGGCCGCGAAGGCTGGGGCTGAGGTGTCGAGGTCCAAGCAATGAAGCCCATGAACCTCAATACCTACCGTGCCGAGCGCGCGGCGCGCCGGGGCGATCCGTTCGACTTCCGTCGATACATCCTGCCGGACATCCTCGCGGTGGCCAGCCAGGAGGCAACGAAGGTGGCGATGGACCTTCCTGTTGAGGCGATCCTGGAGACCATTGCCAGCACCGCGATGACCTTGCAGGACGTGGCGGACAGGATCTGCGAAGACCGGTGCGGTGGCGAGCCGCTCGACCTGGAAGTGATCCAGCAGATGACGCGCACGGCGTTGGGGCTCGTTGTGTTGTCGCGAGCGCTGGAGCAGTGGGCGCGCCAGGGCGAGGAGGACCCTGCCGGATGAAGCAGGATCATGCCATCGTCAAGCGCGAGGAGTTGCTGGCCGGGCACCGGCGAGCAGTTCGCTGCGCGCTCGACACGCTCCTGGAGGTGCTCGGGTCGAAGGGCGCGGTGGCGAAGGCGACACGGCGGAAGTCGTCGACGTTGAAGCGTGCCTGGAGCCAGCCCCACCGCAGTCTTCCCCGCACACTGGAGGCGATCGCCGATGTCTACGTTCGCGTAGTCGCGGCGCCTCCAGCTGGCAACTCTGCGGATCTGCAGAGTTGCTCGGCCACGACAACTACCGGGATCCCGGCAGTTGTGGAGACCGGGCCGGCGCGTGTGACCTGTTTGACAGCGGCACGCCAGCAGCGGCGGCGGGTAGTCTCTCGACCGTGCCCTGACGATCCACCGAAGGGCACGGCTGCATGACCGGCGCGATCCAGCTTGAACCGCTCGACCTTCCGGCGCAGCGGATGCTGGCGCCCTATGGGCGGGAAGTGCAGGAGGCTGTCCGGCGCGGCGAGCATCGCGATGTGCGGTGCTTCACCGGGCCACAGGCTTGGCAGAAGGCGCGGCGCTGGCGGGACGGGCATGGTCCCGGCTCTGCCCTTCTGCTGCCGCCTGACGCCGCGCCGGACAGCCTGCGGTGGCCGGTGGTGCCCGGCGGACTGCTGGTCGATGCGTTGGCCTTCGACCGCCCTCAGGCGGTGGCCCTGGCGCGCTGTATCGGCTCGGACGGTACGCCGCTGGTCTATGCCATCTGTGCCGGCTTCGAGGCGGTGATCGTCCGGCACAGCACATGGCGGGGTGTGCGGGATCCAGCGAGGGCCGCCGCGTGAGCAAGACGACGACGGTGGTCGAACTGCAGGTGCCGCCTGGTAATCGCCAGGGCAGTCGAGGCAGCGGCCGCAGCAAGCCGCCTGCAGGCCCGGCGCTCGGTGGCGGTGGTGGGCCGCCCTATGACGCCGCGAAGGACCCGATGAGTGCCGCCGAGGCCTTTCGGCAGCAGTTCCGAGTTCGCGACCAAGACGGGCTGTGGAGCGTGAACGGCCAGCTCTACGCATGGGCGGGATCGCACTATCGGCAGCTGGCCGAGGGCGAGCTGTCGGCTCGGCTTTACAAGTTCCTTCGCGAGCAGCGATTCCTTCCAACCAAACGCATGGTGGAGAACGTCAGCCACGCGCTGTCGGGGATTTCGTTCGTGCCGCCGCAGTCGAGCCCAAGCTGGCTTCCAGGCCACGCGGGAACCGACCCGCGCGAACTTGTTGTGGTGAGGAACGGGCTGCTGCGGGTGGCCGATCGAAAGCTGCTGCCGGCTGATCCCGGGCTGTTCGTGACCAGCTGCAGGCCGATGGACTATTCCCCGGACGCACCGAGTCCCGTGACGTGGCTGGCGTTCCTGCATTCGTTGTGGGGCGATGATGCCGAGGCTATCGCCTGCTGGCAGGAGTACATGGCGCTGGCAGCGCTGACCTCGGACACGTCGTTCCAGAAGGCGCTGCTACTGGTCGGCCCGCCGCGATCCGGCAAGGGCACGCTGCTGCGCGTGCTGACCGAACTGGCCGGGCGCGAGGCCGTGTCGAGTCCGACGCTGGCCAGCCTTGGGCAGGACTTCGGGTTGTGGTCGGTCATCGACAAGCAGGTGATCCTGCTGTCCGACACCCGGCTGGGCAACAAGTCGAACTTCGCTGCCATCGCCGAGGCGTTGCTGCGGATCATCGGCGAGGACAGCGTCAACGTACCCCGCAAGAACATCTCGGATTGGGTGGGTCGGCTGCCTGGTCGGATCGTCCTCGCCAGCAATGAGCTGCCCGCCCTGCTCGATGCGTCCGGCGCGCTGGCGAATCGATTCGTTGTGCTGCGGATGGTGAGGAGCTTCCTGGGCAGGGAAGACCCTGGGCTCACCGACCGGCTGCTGGCAGAGCTGCCCGGCATCATGAACTGGGCGCTGGCCGGCCTCGACCGGCTGCGAGCGCGCGGGCGACTGCATCAGCCGGCAAGCGGGTGTGACTTGCTGGAGGCCATGGGCGAGCTGGCCTCGCCGATCAGCCTGTTCATCCGGGATTGCCTGGTGGTGGAGGACGACGCCTGGGTGTCGAAGGCTGCCCTCTTCGACCGCTGGGGGGAGTGGTGCCGCGAGCACGGGCACGGTCGGGCCGGCAGCGACAGCATGTTCAGCAAGCAGCTGCGCGCGGCGCTGCCGCAGATCGAGAGCTGGCGGCCTCCGGCCACGAAGTCGCCAGAGCGGCCGCGATCGTTCCTGAACATCCGGCTGCGTACCTTCGCCGACAGCGAGGGCCACGACGATGACTGATCTGGTCCACGTGGTCCACGTGCCGGTCCACGTGAAAACACCCCTCAAACCCGCATTGGTCCTCACTGGTCCACGTGGTCCACGTGATTCCCACTTAGCCCTACACGTGCGCGCACGCGCGCGCAGGGGGAGCGAGTACCTGCATTTCACGTGGACCACGTGGACCAGCAAGGACTGGCGCGGCTTTCAGAGGGTCCGGCACGTGGACCGCACGTGGACCAGGACGTGGACCGTGGCGCGGTCGCGGGTCCTCGGTGGCCGTGCCGAGTGCGGGGGGCACGGCCGCGAAAGCCGTCGAGTTGGAGAGTTTTCCATCCTTTCAATGGGTTACGTGAGGTGCTGCTGTGACTGAGTCGACGACGCCCCGGACGGCCACGCTGCGCGAGTTCGCCGCGATCCGCGAGGTGGACGTGAGCGCCGTCTGCCGCTGGCGCCAGCAGGGTCGCCTGGTGCTGGCCGACGACGGGGAGACCATCCTGGTGGACGCCAGCATGGCCGCCCTGGACGCGACGATCGACCCGGCGCGCGGACGCCACGCCGAGAGCACCAAGCGGCGCCTAGGCGCTCTTGGCGGCAACAGCGCGGACGACGGTCCGGCGATCAACTACAGCAGCGAGGCAGCGCGGGAGAAGCGGGCACGCGCGACGCTGGCCGAGTTGGACCTGGCCAAGCAGGCCGGCAACCTGGTCCCGCGGGCCGAGGTCGAGCAGCTGGTCGGCGGCGTGGCCATCGCCGCCCGTGAGGCGCTGCTGGCCCTGCCCGGGCGGCTGGCGGCCGAGCTGTACGCCGCCGGCAGCGTGTCGGCCGTGGAGGGCCTCCTGCTGGCCGAGCTGCGCCGCGTCTGCGAGCAGCTGGCAGCGGATGCCGAGGCCGGGCTGCAGCGCGACCAGGAGCAGGCCGCATGACTACCCGCATGACGACGGTCTTCAAGGCTCACGGCGCTGGACGCACCGAGGCCGCCATGCCCCCGCTGCCCTACGCCAACCCGCGCCGCGTTGTCCTCGGCGCCTGGCGCAGCGGCTGGGCGCTGCCCGAGGCGCTGTCGGTGTCGGAGTGGGCAGCGCGGCACCGCGTGCTGCCGGCCGAGGGCGCCAGCGAGTCCGGCCGCTGGCGCAACGAGCGCGCGCCGCACCTGGTCGAGATCATGGATTGCCTGAGCGCCGAGCATCCGGCCAACCGCGTCGTGTTCATGAAAAGCACGCAGGTGGGCGGAACGGAGTGTTTAATCAACGCGCTCGGCTACTACATGTGCCACGCGCCCGGGCCGATCATGCTCCTGGTCCCGAGCCTCGACATGGCCAAGCGGCACAGCCTGCAGCGCATCGGCCCGAGCATCGCGCAGAGCCCGGTCTGGAGCTCGCGCGTGGCCAAGGCGCGGTCGCGCGAGGCGACGAACAGTACGCTCGCCAAGGAGTTCACCGGCGGCTTTTTGGTGATCACCACGGCCAACTCGGCCAGCGGCCTGCGCTCGATGCCGGTGCGCTACCTGCTGGCCGATGAGGTCGACGAGTACGAAACGAACCTGTCCGGCCAGGGCGATGCGCTGGAGCTGGCCGAGCGCCGCACGACCACCTTCGGCCGGCGGCGGAAAATCTTCATCTGCAGCACGCCGACGATCCAGGGCGCCTCGATCATCGAACGCGAGTACGAGGCCAGCGACCAGCGCCGCCGCCTGGTGCCCTGCCCGCACTGCGACCACATGCAGGAGCTGGTGATCGACCAGCTCACCGAAGATGGCCTGTATCTGTGCGCTGGCTGCGGCCAGCTGATCGAAGAGCACCACAAGCCCGCCATGCTCGCCGCGGGCCACTGGGAGGCGCGCAACCCGGGCAGCTCCATTCCCGGATTCTCGATCAATGCGCTGTACGCCCCGATCGGCCTCGGCGACACCTGGCGCGAGATCGCCACCAAGCGCGTGGAGGCGCAGCGCAGCGCCGACAAGGCGATCACCTTCACGAACTGCATCCTCGGCCTGCCCTTCGCCTCCGAGCGCCAGCAGGTCGACCGCCGTGAGCTGGAGTCGCGCGCCGAGGAGTACGCCCTGCGCACGGTGCCCGACGGCGGCCTGGTGCTGACCGCCGGCGTCGACTGCCAGCACGACCGCTTCGCCATCAAGGTCATGGCCTGGGGCCGCGGTGAGCGCGGCTGGCTGGTCGACTACGTCGAGCTCGACGGCGACCCGAGCCGGCCCGATGGCTTCGGTGCGCTGGATGAGTTCCTCCAGGGCGCCTACCCGAAGCGCAGCGGCGCGCTGGCCCATATCTGCGCCGTGTTCGTGGACGGCGGAAACTGGACCGAAGAGGTCGCCAAGTTCGTCCGCACGCGGGAGGCCCGGGCGGTGAAGGTCGCCGATCGGCATGAGCGACAGAACGTGATGTTGTGCCGCGGGCGTTCGACCGAGGGCGAAGGCCGCGTGGTGTACCGCCCGAAGCGCACCGAGACGAACCAGCGCGGCAAGACCATCGCACGCAGCGTCGGCGTGTGGGGCGTCGGCACGAACGCCGCCAAGACGATCCTGTTCGGCCGCCTGCAGCGCGACGGTGGCCTGGCTGACTTCGACGAGCGGATGCTGCACTTCCCCAGCGGCCTGTCGCCGGAGTACTGGCAGGGCCTGACCTCCGAGTACTACGACCTGCGCCTGAAGCGCTGGGTTAAGCGCAAGGGCGCCCGGAACGAGCCCGTCGACACCCTGGTGTATGCCTACGCCGCGGCGCTGCATCCGAGCCTGCGCGTCGACCGGCTGCAGGAGCACGAGTGGAGGCGGCTGGAGGCGCTGCTAGAGCCGGCGGCGGATCTGTTCGGTCCAGCAGCAGCTCCCGCTCCCGTCGTCGAAAGCGCTGCGTACGCCAAGCCCGCCCGGCCTGCGGCCAATCCCTTCGTCCGCGCCGGCTGGAACATCGCGCCGCGCTGACCCTACTTGGAGAGCACATCCATGACCCACAACACCTTCGAAGCCGTACGCCTCAGATTCGCGGCTGTCGCCCGCGAAGAGATCGATGCCACGGTGGCTGAACTCGCTCCAGCTATTGCCACCGAGACGGACGCGCGGCGCATCGAGATCCTGCTGAACGCTGCGATGCATTCCGCGGTTCATCGCTCGCGGGACCGGGTAATCAGCGAGTTCATGCTTGCCATGAGGCGTAGCCATCTGGAGCGCCCGCAATGAGCGCCCTGCCCCGATACCACGACCTGCTGGCCGGGCTGACCGCCATCGAGATGAGCCGGGCGTCGACACAGAAGATGCGGGCGGATGCCATGGCACAGCCGAATGACCCACTGCTCACCACGGCCCAGGCCGCCGGCTTCCTGAAGGTGGCGGAGCGGACCCTGCAACGATGGCGCCGTGAAGGTACCGGACCCAAACCAGTTCGACGCGGCGGGCGGATCTACTACTGGCTATCCGACTTGGAAGGTTGGGTGGAGGAGTACTGACAAACACTGCCAAACGACGACAAATGACGACAGAGGCCACCGCGGTAATGTCCTGGCGCGCAAACTGCACACTCTGTTCCGCCACAGCGTGAAGGTGCCTCCATGAACATCCCGATGATCGACGTACGAAACCCGCGCGCCGTGCGCGGTGCAGCCACTGCCCTGCTTGAGCAGTACGGATTCTGCGAGGCCGAACCAGGCAACGAGTATCGCGGGTTTTCCGTGTTGGAGATCGTCGACCGCTGGGCCCGCGACGCGGGCGTAAGCGCCGAGCATCGCAATTCTCCGAACAAGCTGGCGACGCTGGCACGCAGCGACAAGACCGATGCGCTGCCGTTGCTCGGTTCGGTGTTCGAGCAGGCGATGATCGCCGGCTACGAGGCGGGCCCGCGTACCTGGCGCCACTGGACCCGCCAGGTTCCGCGGCCGAACTTCCGGCCGGTCGACGAACGCCATGTGCTTGGTTTCGATTTTGCCAGCGTTCCCGAAGCTGAAGGCCTGCGCGTGCAGAACATGCCTGGCTTCTACGCCGACACCGCCACCGCCGACACCAAGGCCGTGATCGCCCAGTTGTCGCGCCAGAAGATCGTCGATGGCGACTTCGACATTTTCCGGCTGGGATTCTCCATGGGATGGTCGGCGGCGAGGGCGGTGGCGAAAGCGGTCTATGGCTTGTTGGCGGCGAATCCGACGACTCGGGACGGCGGCCAACTGTTCAACGCCACTGCCGTCACCACCGCCGGAGGGCACGCCAACGTTTCTGCGTCTGCCGGCGCACCCGATGCCGCCCGGCTGCAGGAGGCCAAAGCCGCGATCCGTGGTCAGGCCGGAAGGCCGGGCGGCAGCGCGCTGGGCCTTCGGCCGCGCTACCTGCTGAGCCCGACAGCTATCGAGGAGACCGCGTGGGCGGCGCTTGCCTCGCCCTATGGATTGGGCGAGCCCGGAAGCGGCCATGAGCGCGGTCTGCTCGACGCTGGCCGCCTGCAACTGATCGTCGACCCCGAGCTCGACGCTGGCAGTACCACCGCGTGGTATGTGGTCGCCGATCCGGTCGACGCGCCGCTGATCGAGATTGCCTTCCTGGGCACCTCCGGTATGCGGCCCTACCTGCGCGACCTGCGTGCCAACTTCGATACCGACGGCGTGGACTTCGTCTGCATGTTCGACTTCGGCGTGGGAGCCGCCGCCTGGCGCGGTGGCTTCAAGAACGCAGGGGCGTAGCAAGAGACTCCGACCAGCCGCAGGTGTCGGCAATAACGGCGGCAGCCTGGGCTGTGCCGAGTCCTCTTGGACGGTCAAGCCATGCGGCTCGGGCGGTGACCAGGCGTTTCTGCGTTAGAGGAAAGCAGCATGGCAACCCGCGATGAAGTACTCCGCTTCCTCCTCAAGGTAAGTGGCGAGAAGGACCTCGAAACCCTCAGCCGCGCCCTGGAGATGGTGGGCGACGAGGCGGCCGGCAGCGAGGGCAAGGCCTCGGCGCTGGCCGAGGAGATCGACAAGCTGATCACCGCGTCGCGCAAGACGGCGGAGTTCGCGCGCCTGGCGGCCGAGGTCGAGCAGTTGTCCTCCGAGTTCGACTACGCCAACGAGCGCGCCTACAGCTTCAAGTCGGCCCTGCAGGCGACCGAGAGCCCGAGCGCCGAACTGAGCAAGGAGTTCAAGCGGGCGGCGGCCGAGGTCGAGCGGCTCGCCGCGGCGCAGTCGAAGGCGCGCACCCAGCTGGAGGCGGTTGGCGGCGAGCTGCGCAAGACCGGCGTGGACGTGGACCGCCTGGCCGACGAGCAAGAGCGTCTGCGCCGCGAAGCGGCCGAGGCCACGACGGCGCTCACCACGCAGGCGCAGCGCATGGAGGCGGCCCGGGCCGCGGCCGAGCGCAACGCCAAGGCCCTCGACAAGATGGCCGATGGCCTGTCGCGCATCCGCAGTGGCCTCAACGATGCCAGCTCCCGGCTGCTCAAGATCGGCGCCGCGGCGGCGGCGGCGGCGGCCTCGTTGGCGGTGTTCGGCACGGCCCGCTTCTTCACCGGCGCGATTGAGTCCGCGGGCAACTTCGAGACCGCTATCGCTGCCGGTAACGCGCGGCCGTAGGCCGTCGCGTTGACCGGCTTGTTAGGCGCGCGGTGGAGAACGACGACGTGACGATGACGACAGCCATTCCCGGAGCGCAGCGACGCCGCCGCGGGCCTGCAGCTCGGCCCAGTGCTCGTCGCTCAGGCGCATGGTGCGCACGGGCGCCTCGGTGCTGGCGCCGGGAGGCAGGGGCGGGCGCCCCCGGCGCTTGGGCTCGGGGGCTTGGCTCACTCGGCGCTCACCCAGCCGTAGATGCCGGCGCGCGGCAGGGCCTCGACGGCGGCGATGGACTCTGCGTCCTGCCCGTCTTGCACGTCGAAGCCGGCCGGGGCTTCGCGCACGTCGTACACACCGCGCGTCGTGCGCAGATCGCTGACGCTGGCCGGCTGGTATTCGCCGTCGCCGCGGTCGCCGCCGGCCTGCTCGTCGCAGGCCGAGCAAGCGGCCAGCGCGGATTCGGCGTCAACCACGCCCCAGACGTAGCCGCTGTTGGATTCGATGATGGCGAAGCGTTGCATGCTGTCTCTCCCGGTTGCCGGTGCTGCCCTGTGCATCACCGTGGAATAGACTGTATTACGATCAATGCAGGCGCGCAAGCACTTTTTTGTAACACGCTCAAAGCGCCTAACGCCGCGTTAAGCGGCAGCGGCGCCGGCAAGTAAGAAAGAGCGCGGACTGTCACCGCTGTCCGCTTGAACGCCTAGTTATGGGGCGCTTTCGACGAGGCTAAGGATTCCAATGCGAACTGCACCGGATACGGCGCTGGCCGATGGTCGGCCGCGACATCGGAGAGGTAATAGCGCATTACGCGCTCGGAGATCCCGAGCCGGCGCGCGCACTCGCGCTGCGACAGCCCCGAGCGGTCGACCAGCGACCGGAGGTATTCCGGCCGCGGGTCGTGTTGAGTGGAGTCGGGGATCATTCGTCGTCCGCAAACTCTGCCATTGCTGCCTCAAGCGCCTGGCGCTGGGCGTCACGCCATTCCTGCTCGGTGATGCCCCACGCCTCCATGTCGGTGCGGTCGGCGTCAGCCGAGTCGAACGACATGAGGTCGTCTGCGGTGTTGTCGTTGTAGCACGCCTCGGCGAACCCGCTCAGGTCATGACGGATTGGGCTCAGCCCACGAGCGTTCAGGGCAGAAAACTGGTCGGCGTTGATGCGCATGGCTGCTTCTCCGATTCGCCTCGGCGGGATGCCTCGCTTGGATGTAACTATAGGCACATTGTGCCTACGTGTTAACAACCGTCCGTCGGGTCGCGACAAATCCCGGCGGCGGCACATAACGCCCGCATTCAGGCCGCCACCGGCGCCACCGCCGACGAAATGGCCAAGCTGCGGGCGGCGGCCGAGGAGGCCGGATCGAGCACGGTGTTCACCGCCGCGCAGGCCGCTCAGGGGCTTGAGATCCTGTCGAAGGCGGGCCTCTCCGCCTCGGATGCGATCGCCACGCTCCCGCAGGTGCTCGCGGTGGCGCAGGGCCAGTCCCTGGAGATGGCGACGGCGGCGCAGCTGGTGACCGACGCCGTCGGCATCATGGGCCTGTCCTTCCAGGAGTCCGGCCGGGCCGCCGACGTGCTGGCCAAGGGCGCGAACCTGTCGAACACCTCGATCGAGCAACTCGGCCACGCCCTGCGCGTCGCCGGGCCGCTCGCCAAGGCGGCGGGACTGGAGATCGAGGACGTGGTCGGCATCCTCGACGCCCTGGCCACCGCCGGCTTGCGTGGGGAACAGGCCGGCACCGGACTGCGCAACGTCCTCGGCCAGCTCGCGGACCCGGCCAGCAAGGCCCGCCGCGCCCTGGCCGAGCTCGGCATCAATACCGGCGACCTCACCAAGGTGCTCGACGGGCTGCGCGGTGCCGGCGCCGGGGCCGAGCGCGCCATCCTCGCCTTCGGCATCGAGGCGGGCCCGACAGTGCGCAACCTGGTCGAGAAGATCCGCAAGCGCTACCCGGACGGGATCGAGGACGACTGA